AATGCCGTCATCAGCGAAAATGCCTGCAAGTGTCCACTGTGGATTTTGCTGAATGTATTCCGTATAGTGGCTGACCTGTGCATCATAGCTTGTTTCCTGCTCGTCGGAGTCGGTACTGACCCGGCAGTATGCTGCGACCCGGAGCTTTGTAACCTCGTCCCCGCTGACGTTATTTCCGATTTTGTGTTTTGCCGGAATGAAGGTTACATTTGCCATTACATCGCCTCCGTTTCAATTAAGCTGTATAGGTATTGCGCCTGCATGGCAGGATCTTTGTAGCTTTTTTCAGGCTTTTCAAAGCGGAAGTTTGTCGGTATTACCTGAGCAGGCTTTTCTTTCTTTCTGTTAAGCCTTCCGAGTGCTTCTGCCCGACGCTGCTTTTCGGCCTCTGCTTTGTCGAATGTATCTTTGTCTATGATTGCCGGGTAAAAGTCATCACCGAGATAGTGGCGATTTGCCATCATTCGCTTGGCTCCGCAATGCTTGACTTCGATACCTGCTTCATTCGCAGCGCTCTGGAAAGAAGCACCAGCAAGATAAGCCTCATAGAGTTTTTTTATCTTCGCAGCTGCTTCTTCGTCAATGACTGCTTTCCCATTTTCAATTCTGTAACCGTAAGGTTTGTGTCCCATTGTCATATCCTTTCCGTCAGGGCAAGTCCGCATTTGAGTTCAAAGACAAACTCGGTGCGGCTTTTTACAATTATGCGCCTGACATGTTTTTCAAAAAGCTCCCCATCATAGGTTTCCAGCATCTCACCTTTTTCTGCAAAATGCAGAAGATCGGTAGCCGCCGTTACCTTGGAGACGTCCGAGGAGACACTGTTATTCAGTGCCTCAATTTCTCTTCGGTAGTCATCTGCTTGGGAGAGGAGCTTGTTGGTTTCCGTGTTAAAAAGAATTTTGTCGATAAAACCCTGTGCTGCCAGCTTCTGTAGTTCTTCTCGCTGTTCAGTATCCTTGGCAAGCCGGGTTGTAAGTTCCTGCACCCGGTGAAAAGAATCGTCCGAGGAGCCGTTTCTGATGCCTTCGAGGTAGGGCTTCAAGATCACCTTATTGGAGAAGACCAGCTTGTTCATCATGGTGGTGAATGCCAGCTTCAGATCATCGTCTCGGATGAACAGCATAGAGCAGGAATCCTTGTCGGATAGGTGTGTGTTGCAGCACCATGCGATGTAGCTTGTTCCGGCGGTGTAGTGTGTCCTGCGTTTGAAGGTGCCGCCGCACTCGCCGCAGATGATCTTTCCGGAAAAGGTGTAGCGCTTCTGGTATTTTTCGCTGTCGGATGAGATGTTCTTTTCTCTTGCATGCTGCTGGAGCATCTGTTCAGCGGCCTCGAAGTCTTCATGGCTGATGATGGCTTCGTGATGATTCCTGGCAAGGTACATATTCTTTTCTCCATGATTATGATGGCGGTTGAAGAATGAATCGGTATAGGTCTTCTGGAAAAGGCAGTCGCCCGTGTATTTCTCGTTTCTGAGAATACCCTTAACTGTGGTGGCGTTCCAGTGTCCGCCTTTCTTAGTAGGCACCTGATCTTCATTCAGTCTCCGTGCGATAGCACTGGTACCTTGGCCAGAGAGGGCGTAGGTAAAAATCTGTTTTATGGTTTTTGCCTGTTTTGGGTTTATCACCATCTGATCACCGTTCCAGTCATATCCGTAGGGTGGGTAACTGATTTTGAAGGTTCCTATTTCAAAACGGTTCTGGATTGACCATTTGCTGTTTTCTGAAATGGAAAGGGATTCGTCAGCAGCCATGCTGGACAGGATAGACAGGAAAAGCTCGCTTTCCATCGAGCCTGTGTTGATGTTCTCTTTTTCAAAATAAACAGGAATATTCAGGGTGAGGAGTTTTCGTACCAGTTCAAGGCAGTCTGCAGTGTTACGAGAAAAACGGCTGATCGACTTCGAAACGATAAAATCAATCTTTCCGGCTTTGCAGTCTGCAAGCATATGCTTAAGCTCCGGACGTTTTTCCTTTTTTGTGCCAGTAATGCCTTCATCGTAATATACGCCAGCGTACTCCCAATCGCTGCGTGAATTGATGTAATTTTCATAGTGGCTAATTTGAGCCTCAAGGCTTTCGGCCTGTGCGTCAGAGCCTGTGCTGACACGGCAGTAGGCAGCTACGCGGAGTTTCTTCCCAGCGGCCTGCGGGCTTTTATTTTCTTCTATTTTCGTGACTTTCTTCAAAGCCTCATTCCTCCTTTCGCATGTCTATACATCACTCTAAAGCGTCTACACATCAAGCATTTTTCGGATATATTTCCACGAACAGAGGAGAGAAAGTTTCAAGATTAATGTCCGATAATTTGTTGAATTCAGTAGAAGAAATAAGGCCTGAATCAAGCATTGATTTTGCAATCTGCTGTGCCATTTTATAGTCAAGGTCTCCCTGAATGCGCTCCTGTGTGAAATATCCAGATGGAACACTTGTATTATTGTCTGTCATAACTTATCCACCTCCAATTTCCCACTGGAGATGAACGCCTGATTTGAGCGGAAGAAAATAAAAAAACCTGCGAGTATTCCAAAGAAGGAACACTCGCAGGCGAGAAACTTGATGATGGTTATTTCACTCTGATCTTCCAGCCGACCAGAATCAGATTGACATTTTGAATCAGTGAGCTGTTCATGGACTGGATAGTAGAAACAGTTGTATCGTACTGGCGGGCGATGGCAGAGAGCGTATCGCCTGATTTCACGGTATAATAAACAGGCTGAGGTTTATTATGGACGCCGCATAGCTCGTTCACCTCGGACTGCACGGAATCATAATCATAACCGGCAGCAGTGAGGCGGTTCTTCCGATCTTCGCCGTTGCCCCAGTTCCCAGCGAGCACTTCATGCGCCAGCTCATCAACGGTTTTTGAAGCGACGGGAGTAGGAGTATCGTCAGCTGATTTTGAGTATCCGTTAAACCCGCCGCCAATGATGACTGTCGGGAAGTCCTGATATGACCAGTCCATATCCACACGGCCATTGATGCCGGGAACGGAGCCATTGGAGCTGTGCTGCCAGATTCCGCAGGAGTCTTCATAGCTGCAGGCATCGGCCCACTGGGCGCACCAGTAACAGTAACGCTTGCGGACAGCGTCCGTCACAACAGATCCCGCGAAGGATGCAGAGGTATAAAATCCGGCAAAATATCCGGCAGCCTCCAGTCTGTCGCAGAAAGACTTAATCAGGCCGGAGCAGAAATCAGTCCCGGCTTCAATCTGCTTCTTTTCCTCCATGTCGAGGAAAACAGGATAGTCAAACTGCTTCCCGGCAAGTGTAGACAGGAACATTTCAGCTTCCTGTACGGCTTCAGAGAAGCTGTCTGCATAGCTGTACCAGTAAGCGCCGACGTGAAGTTCGGCAGCTTTTGCCTTCCTGTAGTTTTCTTCAAAGTACTTGTCTTTTGAGTTTGTACCGTAGCCTGCGCGGATGATCACAAAGTCAACTCCGCTGTTTCTGACAGCGTTAAAATCAATCGCACCCTGCCATACCGATACGTCAATTCCTTTTATAGCCATGTTGTTTTTCCTCCTTATCCGTGTCTTTTTCATCACGGTTATGCAGCTGCTCCAGTACTTCCTTCAGTTTTCCCGGAATCGGAAGTCCAAGGTGGGCAGCATTTTCAATCAGGGACAGACCTTCATTCGAGATGTAGAAGAAGATGACTGCCGTCCGCAGGACACCAACCTGTCCGAGTACATTGATGTCGATGACGTTTGCGATGCCGACCAGAATGAAGATCAGCACCTTGCGGCAGATGCCGCGAAAGCCGACCGCCGAGGAGAGCTTTTTGTCGCTGATCGCACCCATGACGCCGGTGATGTAGTCGCAGACGACAAAGATCAGCAACGCGTAGAGCAGGCCGTCGCAGCCGCCAAGAAAGTAGCCAAGCCAGCCTCCGACAGCGGCAAAAACAAGTTGTAACGTGTTCCAGAATTCTTTCATAAGAAATTCCTCCTTTGATTTTTTGCATGAAAAAGGCGGCCTCTCGCAGGAAGGTCGCCCAGTGCATATAGATTGTTGTTTACGACTGCGTTTCCGTCAGCGTATAGGTGATTTTCATCGTCTTGTCCGCCGTCTTGATGACCGGAGTCGCCAGATTGTTGATGGTCGCAAGATATGGCGTATACAGATATAGATCCTTGTAGAAGTAATAGTTGCCATAGGAGCAGTAGTATTCCTGATAGGCGAAGGCCTTATATCTTGCCATAGATTTTCTGCCCCATCTTGCATAATCGTTTGACTGGAGATTGCGGACATGCAGCTTCGGTTCGCCGTTTAAGTAATACCAATCGTTAATCACGACATCATCGTCAATGAGGAAGGTATGCAGGCTTGAGCTGTTGTAGGATGCATTGGGCACGACCTCGATATTGGCCACGCTGGTTGTGTCAATCCGATAGACTGTATTTCCAATAGCAAACATAAGCCACTTCCCACTCA